TTCTGTCGGTCGCATCTCCAGCCGCGTCCGAATGGTGCTATGTAGTCAAGTACGCATTCAAGGCCGAGCGCGTTTGCGTTAGCAATAACAATGTTTAGGAATGCGACCATGCCTTTACGATTTGCCGCTGGATGTTTTTCTGTTGCCAAGAAAGAGAGATCGACTGCTCTTCCGCAGGCGTGGACAGACAAATTATCGGATCCGCGCATATTGCGGATTCCCCAGCTGCCGAAGTTGTAGAACGCTCCGTCGCTGTAGCGGATGGCCTGTCGGATCCATTCGTCCATCCCTTGCCGGGGGCCATCTGAAGCTCCGTCGGAGTTACCTGTGTACGGTCTGGAGTTCGGGATCTTTGGATTTGCTGGAATCACTTCTGCTTTTTGCCAAAAACATTAGATGATTCGTTGCCTTGTCGAGCGTTTACTCCGTTGCCGATTGCGTAGCCAAGAATCATTGTGAGCATCGGGACTCCTGATGCCATGTCGATCTTGTCGGCGATCATTAAAGCAGTGAGACAAAGCAGTCCGACTAGCAAGATGACAAATTTTGGAAGGTTATTGACTGTCATTTCTTAGCCTTTGGTGCTGGAGGATACGGATTTGCATCTTTAACCGCTTGCACCGCTGCTTCCCATGCGGCTTGAGTGTTTGTTCCGCGTTGCCATTCAAAGAAAAGTCCGTCTGACTGTGCTTCGTATTGTGTGCGCCGTGTTGTTTGCACTTGCGCGTAGGCATCGTTGTATGCGACTGTAGGCCACGCGGCGTCTAGTTCGGCTTGTGTCGGTTTAGGTGTGCTATCTAGCCAAGTAAGACCAGAATAATCGTCTCCGTTAAGTGTCCATTGTGTGCCGGGATAGTTGGCTATAAGTATTTTTGTGTAGTCAATCATGCGAGTATCTCAATCACTGTGATAGATGATGCGAGACGCGGATCGCTTCCATCTGTGTCTCGATTGTTTCTGTTTAAAAAGCCTGACACCGCGTTTACTAACATTTGCACTTTGTAAGTTGTAGCCGAAGTTGTTGCTGGACTGTCTAAAAAGATTCCAGCGATATTGAAAAAGTTAGTTCCAATGTTGTCTACTGCCGCGCCAAATCCAAGCGGTCGTGTTCCAGCTGCACTACCAGCAAAAATAACTGTAGAGCCGCGCAAAAGTCTAATCGTTGTGTCGTTGTCTCCTTGACCTAAGTTGGCGTCTACCATTACTAGGACTTGACTAGTGGCAAGTGTCGGTGTAATTGAGACCGAGAATCCTGTGATGTCGGTAAAGGATAATGCGGTCTGCGTGTAGGTGTCGCTTTTAACTGTCTGCACAATTTGCCCAAATTTGCTAGTAGTAGGGCCGACAGTAGCCCAAGCGGCGCCGTCGTAATACTGCACGACATTAGTGCTCTCCAAGTAACAAAGTTGCCCTTCTGCAAGAGCTTTATTAGCACCGCCAAAAGCAGCATCTCGAGTTACGGTAGTAGCAAAGACCGGCACGCCAGTTCGAGCTCCTGTGTTTTGCTGCGCGGCAGTCAATATCTGTCCGACAGTAAAAGTCGGGACGGTTGTTTGTGCGTTTACTCCCATAATTCAATCCTAACTTAGTGCGGGCTGGGGGTCGGTGATATCTAAAATTCCGAAGACCAAATCGTCCAAAATAAATTCGTAGATCAGTGTGGTCGGTGAGGTAAAGAACTTGCTGGTCATCCCGTAATCAAAGGTGATGGTGTGCTCGATTCCTTCAATGTAAAGCTCTTGAGTGACCGCGCCGAATGGCTCTGTCTTGGTGATCTCTATAAGGTCGCCAATCTCGGCAGTCGCAAGGGCGTCGCGCTGGGGCTCTGACAGTGAGCCGAACCAAGTCCCTATTGAGGTGTATCTAGGAGAAGGCTCTGCGACAAGTAGATAGGCCGCAAGTGTGGCTGCTTGCGCGTCGGTAGATAAAAGGCTTCCGCTTTGCTCAACTGATTGAATAAAATAGGCGGATTGGGATGCGGCGTCAGTGGCGACTTGTGTAGTCCCGCCTTGAATCGTGATGGATGCCCGGTTTACTACATCCGACGCATCAAATTCAATGGTAAGAGCGTTGTAAGGAGTGTTTACTGTGTCGCCGAATTGGATAGATGGCGAAGAGAATGCTGCCGAGATCCTTTTTTGGAATGTCAAGACGCCATCACGGGAGATGAAGATTCGTCCCTGTTCGGCGTTAGATATTTGTGCAATGTAATCCATGACTGGAGTCGCATTGTTTATTTGGTATGCGCCTAGCGTGGCAACTGGATCGGCTGCAATGTCTGTTGCGCCTGTGTAATTGACTTCTGGGAATTCGAGCACCGCAGACACTCGAGCACTAGAAGTCTGCACTGATGGAGTCTGTTCGGCGAGAGCTGTACGCGCTAGAAGATATGTGGCATCCGCAGCAGCAACGCTCACGGTATCTAAGGCTCCGAGGTTGTAGGAGTAGTCGTAGTTCGTGACATAGGTTTGTATTAGGTATTCGCCATCACGCGAGACTCTGACTTGTCGCAGTGGAGCTAGTCCGGGCATTCCTGCGGCTTGGTTGTAGTAGACGGACAGATCGTTTAGCGGGTTAAGTTCTTGCGCGGCGTCTTCCTGCATTGTGAAGGTCAATGTGCCGGACTGGTTCGCTTGGTCGGTTGTCCGCTCTCGACCGCGCCGAATAGAAAGACTTCGCACATAGGTCGTAATGTCTGCGAACTCTGTCGTACCGTCCAGCACAAAGTCAGGATTATCTAAGACTCCCCGAATTGCATCGTCTAGCTCAAATCCATCAATGATTGCGCCTGTGTCTAACTCGACAAGGATGTCTCCAGCGTTCGGGACTGTGACCGCCATTAGGCGACCTGAATGTTCGCAGGGCCGTTAGTGAGATTGAACTGGCGGATCGCGTTTACGACTGCTTTGCCGATGTCGGCACTTGATGAAAGTCCGCCGTTAATGTTAATTGTGTAGTTTTCGCCCATTGCAGAATTGCGTCCCGATAATGGGATGACCGCTTCAGGGCCGCGCTCGCCGATCATTGCAAGCGTTGGCCCTGTCACGATCCCGCCTTCTGCAAGGTAAGGAATGTTAGGTACCGAGAATCCTTTGCCGCCTAGACCTATTACCCATGAAGGGAACTCAAACGACAATTTGCCTACGGTGTTGTTCCACATTTTTGCGATGCCGTTAAATAGCATTTTAAAAATGTTGTAGACGCCTGTGAAGTAGGTAGTCAATCCTTGGAAGACTGCTTTACCGCCGGCAAGCATGGCATCAAAGACGGTGTCCACGATCTTTCGCACGATGTCAAACTTAAAATAGAGCGCGACAAGTGCAGCAATAACTAAAGCAATTCCCAAAGTTACAAAGCCGAACATGGCAAGTTGAGCGGCGGTAAGACTTAGCGCAAATAGTGTGTTTACGACTGTTGCAATTCCGACTGCGGCGTTAAAGAGCAAGACCGCAGCGGAGACTCCAGCAATAACGCCTGTGATAATAAGAAGTGTCTTGGTGTTTTCCTGTGCGTAATTTGCAAACTTTAATAGCACTGGGAGAATGGCTTCGACTATTGGGAGCAGTGCTGCTCCGATTTATTCTTTAGTTTCCGCTAGTGCTATTCCTAGACGCTTCATTCCACCTTCGGCGGTAGCGGCTGCGGCGTCTGATGCACCACCAAACGATCCGCCAAGCACATTCATTACATCTTCAAGGGATGCACCGTCTTTAATCATCGCTTTAATCTCTGGCGATAAGGCTTGTAGTCCTTTCATGTTGCCGCCGTAAGCCTTGGCAAGAGCATCGGAGACGGTCGCAAGGTCTTTACCTGATCCCGCAGAGATGTCTTGTGCAAGTGCTAAGGCTTGATTGGCGGTCGTAATGTCTTTAGTTCCGCGCACAAGTGCTGCGAATGCCGGACGAAGCTCACTGTCCGCCACGCCTGACGCAAGACTCATTTTTGAGATCATGTCTTCCGTAGATTTGACTTGTGCGTCAGTTGCCCCAGTGACATTCTGGAGCGCGAGCGCAAGCTGTACCTGTTCGGCTTCGTCTTCCATCGCTGCCTTGGTAGCACCGACTAGAGCGAATCCGATTCCTGCAATAGCGGCCGCAGCTGGTAGCGCGGCTTTCTTCATGGCGAACGACGCTTTTGCGGACGCGCCCTCAAGTTTTTGAAATTCCTTAACTGCGCGCTGGGTTCCTTTCGCGTCAAATTCTGAAATTATTGGGAGGATAACGCCCATTATTTAGCCTTAAGATTCTGTGACATTTTGTTTGCTACCTTGTCCACAATTATTCCCATCTCAATATCAAGTTCGGTTTTGTTCTTTTCATAAGCGGGCCACATGACGCGCGAAGGCGAACCGTATTTGCTAGACAGTGCTGCACCCATCGCGCCCGAGTCCGCAAAGTCAAAGACCGAAGCCGCTCCGCCAGTCCACTTCACTACGAATGTTGAAAGGTTTACTTTTTGACCTGCGTACTCTTTAATGTTTTTGGTGTTAATTGATGCTTTAATTGAATGCGATTCAGGCCAAGGGAGAATTTGGTAGGAGCCTTTTGTCGGTGTCCATCTTCGAGCCCATCCCGAAAGTGGATAGCCCAGCGGGATTGCGGATTCGGCGTCTTGGATAAGCGACAGTGTGACGCGCTTGTAATCTTTGGTGATCTCGCGCCGAAGTACTTTGTCTACTTTGTTAAGTTCTTTCAATGCGTTCTTGAGCCCGTAGATCTCAACTCTGGTATCTACTGCTCCGGGCATTATGACCTTCTCTTGTTTTGTTTCTCTAGGACTTTAATAATCGTAGTGAGATCTCGAGCATCAAAGGTGTCAGAGTAAAACTGCGGAGCCCATCCCGTCGCGACTACCAGCTCGGCTAGTTGCCGTCGGTAGCCGCGTC